GCGGTTGAACTTGCCGCTTGTGATCTCGTTGACGAGATCGTCCATTGAACTGAATGGCATGGTGATTCCTTACGGTGTCCAGATGAATTGCGCCTGCCCCACCATCGGCAACAAGCCGCTTGTCTGGGTGGATATGTTGTAGATGTAATTGAGAAACGCGCCGTCCAAAATGCGCGGCAACGCCGCCTGTTCGCGTAAGAAGTTCTTCTCGACAGTTGACGACAACTCGTTGGCGGACATCGTGAACAGCGGCTTAGCCAACAGCATCACGCCGAACCCGCCCACGCCTGCCGCAAGCTGCACAGACTGCACAGACCGCACGCCCCTGTCACCATCGGCCAGCGGGAAGAACGGCCCTGCAGAGCCCCCGGAGGTGCTGATCATGTTGGGTCCAATGACACCAATGCCGCCCGAGGCTCTGTACGCTGTCGTAATGGTCTTGGCAACGCCGTCTTGGTTGGTGTAGTTGATGGCGATGTTCGTGGCAGTGCTTGTTCCAGGCGTTTGCATCATCATCAGCATCCGCACACCCTCGCCGTCTGTGTATCGCGGCAAGGTCACATCGTTGGTCAAGTCTTGCTGGTCGGTGTTGTCCAGGTCGATGTACGGGTAAAACATCAAATAGTCGAGAAAGTAGACCGAAGGCAGAAAGCCCGTGGTGCCGCCATGCGTCAACGACATGCTGAGCAGATACCGCTCCGTGCTGATGCCAGGGCCGACATAGATGCTGTTGTTTCGCTGGCCGATGAGTTGCGTGGCCTCAAGCGCGGTGCCAACGTATGCGTTGTAAGACGGGATGCCGCTGCCGACGCTGAAATCACCAAACGGGTTGGTCCCGAAACTACCGTAAACCGATGTGCGGATGAAATGCTGGATGTGATGCCGCCCTTGCTGGACGGCATCTGCCACCTCGGCAACGGACCTAAACGGCATCAGGGTCCTCCAGCGGTATCCACTCCACCTCGTCAGGCGACCATTCCACGCCCCCGTCAGGATGCTCCGAGCAGGCCGACAACTCGGTGTCTGTCAGCGTCAGCAACTCCCGGCAGTGGGCGCAGCGGTACACCACATCAGTCCACCGTGGCGGTCATGGCACCAGCAGCGAACTGCGGCTGGATGCCGTTGCTGATGGACAGGCTGGCGTTCAGTGCGCCCTTGAGCAGCAAATTTCCAGTACCGGTAGAGTCCGTGCCGATGCCGAAGTGCGTGGCCGTGGCGGACCCCGCCGTACACTGACCGAACTGCACCAGCGCGGTGTTGGCGATGGTGGAGGTTGTCCGCGTCCAGCCGCCTGCCGTGCGGTTCACAGCCACGCGGGCGTAGCCGGTATAGCTGATCTCGTTGGTGCTCTGGTTGCCCGCCTCTCCAGGGTCTGCGCTGTGCAGCGAGATGTAAAACGAACCCGCCGTGGCGCTGTTCTGCAGGCCAGCAGCGTCCCCGATGTTGGCCCAATCGACGTTCAGGAACAAAAGGTCGAGAAGTGCCGCTTCGGCGGCGTTGGTCATAGACATGGTATTTCCTTACGCCAAAAACTTCAGTTTGTAGAGCGAAGACAGGTATTGTCCTACGATTTCGTCAATGATGTTCTGCAGCGGCGTGTCTGTTTTGTCGCAGACCTTGTACCGCATGTCCTCGACATCCTTGAGGGAACTCTCCAAGAATTCCACGATGTTGCCCGTCTTCTTGGCGCTCATCAAGGTGATTGGGCCAATCAGCCCGTGCCGACCCTGATACGCCTCGGCAAACTTGTCCGTCAAGTCCAAGATGTTGTCGTAAAACTCGTTGAGCGCCGAATGCTTGGAAAACGACCTGGTGTTCAGATGGACCGAATGGGCCACATCGCGGGCCAGAAACAGATGCCCCACAAAATCGGCGCAACTCATACCGGCGCCCCCATCGGTTCAGCCATCTCAGGCATCTCAGGCATCTCGCGCGGTTGCATAGGCTGCACCAGATCGCCAGCCGTCATCACGTCGCGCAGGGTCTGCATGACGACCTCCTGCACCTGCTCGGGCTGCATCCCTGCTGCCACGGCCTGCAGACGCCTCGTTTCGGCCTCGTAAGCCTTGATATCGGCGTCGGTACGGGCCTTGAACTCGTCGATCTCCAGCCCGCGGGCTTCCATCGTCTGGCTGATGTTCTGGAGCATCTTGTGCATCTGCTCCATCTCTTGACCCATCGCCTGAATCTGCTGGTTGGCCGCTTGCAGCGCCGGGTCTTCGTCCGCGTCGCCCAGAATCTTCGGGTCGATAGTCTTGGCGAACCGCTTGGCCATTTCCTGCGCGCCAGGCCAGTCCATGTTCTTGACGAACAGGTCGCCCGCGATGCCCCACAGTTGCGGGTTGCCCTGCAGAAGCTGCGCCATTGCCTCCAGCGCCTCTTGACGCTTGGTCGCGTAGCCGGGACCAGTCACCACCACCACGTCGTACTTGCCGACGCTGGGGTTGTAGATCTTGTCGATGACGATGCCCTGTTGATCGACGATCTTGCGCACCGGCTCCGGCTGCGCAGGGTCAAACTTGACCATGCTGGACTCGCCGTCTTCGCCAACGATGCGAGCGATGCGCTGCGTGTCGTAGATCTTGGGGATCAGATCCACCAGTTGGCGAGTAACATGACGCACAGCCCGAGCCAGATTATCCACATAGTGGTACGTCCCCGTGTCGCCTTCACGCTGGCGGGCCAGGATGGCCTTGCCTGAGCGCTCGTTGCCTTCCAGCCCCAGCGAGGCGTTGTACTGCCCCGTGGTGCCCTTGATGTCCTCTGAAGCCCCCATCTTGGCTTGAATCAGGCCCGTCTGGGCCATCGGAGGCATGGCGCGCTGCGGCAGCGGCAGCGTGTTGCCCGCGCCGTCCGTCACGTCAGGGTTGACCTCCAAATACGGCCAGTTCTGGGTGTTTGCAGTCTTCCACTGCATCTCGTACCCTTCAAACTGCCCGCCGTAGCCGATGAACGGTGCCTTTGGAGCCAGCGCCAGCATCTCGGCCTCTTGGCTGGTCCAGTAGTTGTACATCCGCTGGGCGTCCTTGGCGTTGCGCACCAAGCCCGAGACGTACACCCGGCCATCGACCTCATACTCGTTGCCGACCACCCGCACCACGGGGATGTACTTGCCGGCCCACTCCTGCTCCTCAAGGATCTCGTAGCCGTTGATCTTGCACCACTTGACGCGCTTGCGGTCGGCTTGGCGGCTGCGCAGCGGCTTGCCAAACATCGCCTTGAGTTGCTTGTCCTCGGGCGTGCCGGCAAACGCCGTCTGGTTGCCCGGATACAAGTTCAGCGTGGCAGGGTCGTATTCGACGTAGAAGTACTCCGCGATGCGTACCGTGTCTTCTTGCAGCCACTGGCTTAGGGACTGGTCGCCCACGCCCAGACTCATCAGCGTGTTGGCCGGTGACGCCTTGGGGTACAGCCGGTGGTACTCCTCGCGGGTGATGTCCTCGGTGATAAAGCACCACTTGGCGTCCGACCCGCACGGGTCTTGGATCATCGGGTCCATGTAGACCGAGAACGAGTTGCGCACCCGCCCAATCTTGATGTCCTGATCGAAGCTGTTGTCGTCGCAGTATTCGGTCAGCAGCCGGATGTAGCCCTCGCCGAACGACACCTGGTTCTCGCAGGCCGTGTCGTAGGCGACGTCGGCATCAGAGATGTACTCGATGTGCCGCACCACGCCGTCAAAGATTTCTGCGACCTCAATGTCGGCCTTGTCGTCGGCCGGAATTACCTTGCCGCTGGGGCGGTTCTGCCGCTGGTCGTTGGTGACCTGGCGGACGTGCTGCGGCAGCTTGTTGATCGTCAGGCACGGCCTGGCGTTGATCGTTTGCCCCTGCACCGCGCCGCGGGTGGCCAAAACGTCTGCTGGCCACTGCCAGTGGTTGTCCGGACTGCCGGCGAAGAACTTCAGGTCGTCAAGCTCGTCCTCTCGACTTTCCCCATATGCCGAGATCGCCTGATTCAGCCGGGTGCGCGCGGTGGCCAGCAAGTCCGATTCGGACTTGTTTTTGCCCCCGCCGCCGTTAGCGACGGCTGCTGCGGCGGTGATTCCCGTGTAATCGGCCATTACGCCCCCATCCAACTCGCCGACATTTGGCTTCTGTCGCGCATTGTAAGCGTTCTGGGGCGCTCCACGCGCTCTCGGGAGGCCACGGGGAAGGCAAACGTGACCGCCAGCGCGTCAGCAGCGTCTGGAGAGGCCAATCCGCGGGCTTTCATGTCCTTTTTCGACTCCAGATAGATCGTTCCGCTGCTGTCGGGCTTGGTTTTCGGCCCCGTCAGGTCCGTTTTCAGTTGCCGGTCCTCTTTGATGGCCGCGGTGCGCAACCAATCGCGCATCGCGCCCCACATTTCGGCCCGTTTGTTGCCCCACATGACCTGATTCTTGGCTTTCCAGCCAAAATTAACGCCGCGCACCTTATACCGCTGTTCGTTCAGCCTGTCAAGGATGCCGTACCCCAGCCCGCCCTCGTCCAGCACCACCAGCGTGGGCTTGAAGTCCTCAATCGCCTCAATGACGTGCCCCACGACCGTCATAGTGTCGTCGCCCCGGTAGCGCCGGATCTCCAGTATGTCGCGCCCCTGCCTGGCAACGATGACGGTGGAGTCCGCCCCGCTGCGCGCCGGGTCCACGCCGATCACGATGGGGGCTCCGGGGTCTTTGTACTTGGCTCGCTTGAACGCCTCATCGACCAGCCTTGGCGCGATAAACTGCTCATCCCCCGTTGACGGGAACTCGCCGTAGACCTCAATGCGGGCCTGCGGGCTGTCCTCGCCGTACTCTTCGATGATCTGCTCGTAAACGCTCTTGTCCGTGTCCTCGACCGTGCGGGCGTCGATCTGCCGCGTGTTCCAGAACGCCCGCTTGGCGTTGAAGCATTCGTAGAAGTACCCTTGGTTGCGCCGCGGGTTGCTAAACGCCAGCCAGAACCTGTGCGGCGTGTTCTCTGTGAAGAAGCCCTGCGCCACGTCCCAGATCGTGTCCGGTATGCCGCTGGCTTCGTCGAAGATCAGCAGCACGCCGTCTGAGTTGTGCAGGCCGGCGTAGGCGTCGGGGTTCTCCTCCGACCACAGCCGCCCCTCCGCGCCCCAGTACCGCGTGCCCTTGCGCAGGTCGCGCTCCACGATCTCACTCAACCACTTGGCCGGCGTGATCCGCGTGGCGCTGATCTCCCACCAGTGGCTGTTGATCAACATCGCCAACCACTTCGTGATCTCGGCCCATGTGATCGAGCGCAACTGCGCCTCGCTGTTGGCCGACACGATCACGCTCGCCCCGATGCGCGTGGTCAGCATCCACACCACCAACCAACTCACCAGCGCCGACTTACCGATGCCGCGGCCTGACGCCGTGGCCATGCGCAGCACCTGGTAGGCGTCTATGGTCTGGTTTTTGGCGATGTGGTCGCGGATGTCGCGCAGCACCTGACGCTGCCACGCGCGGGGCCCTTTGTGCTTGGCCAGCGGCGTGCCGTTCTCACCCCACGGGAACGCGAACAGGACGAACTTCTCAGGGTCGTTCGCTATTGCCGGACTCCAGAGCCTGGCCATCAAGCCTTGCTCTTGGTCCGCCGAGAACCGGGGCTCTTGCATCCGTCACCTCATGTACGAGTTCCAACACCCGCGACTGCGCCTGCTCAAGCGCCGCCGTGATGCTGATCTGCTGCGCCACGTCGATCTGTACCTGCTGCTTGGCCACCCAACCGTGGACGTTCTGCAAGATCGCCAGCGCCGCTTTGTAGTCGCCGTTCATCGCCGCCTCATGCACCACCGCGGACATGGCAAGCTCGCTATCCGCGCGGCCCTTCTGCTCGGCCAACTCCGCAATCGGGTCCAATTCGCGCAAGCGCCGGTACTCGCTCGGCAACAACCCTGCCGCTAACGCCAGGTTGTCGCCCTTCAACCCCAGTTTCGCCGCGTCATACACGCGGTTCAGCACGGCCTCCGTGGCTTTGACTTCGCGGATGGTCAGCGGGAGCGACTTGAACATGGCGGTCTGAGTATAGCGTAAGCCTTTTCCGTTTGTGTTTGCAAAAATAATTTTTGCTTGTGGCCCCAAAAAATAAAAATTGTCTGCGGCCCCTTCGTTTTTGACCGCTCAGGTCGCCGGCCCTCCCCCTCCCCCCGTCTGGCGCCTGGCCGCACGCCGTCTGGCGCCTGGCCGCACGCCGTCTGCAGTCTGCTAGGTCATTAGGTCATGCCTATCGAGGCCGCTGCCCGGGGCAGCATGGCATCTTGGCGATAGGCAACCTATGCCATGCCATGCCATGCGCCTATGTGGCCTTAGGGGCGCGAAGCTGCGCGCCGGTGGTCTTGAGGGTCAAAAAGCTTATAGGTCATGGTAGGCGCTCTGGGCATAGCATATCGGGGTCGCGCCGGACGCGTGCGCCGCCATGCCCATATATCAGTATATGCTTATATACTTATATATCTTCTTTTGATTGACAGTCAATCATCCAATAGCCTAGAAAGCATATCCCCCTAGAAGATGAGCCGCGCTGAGGCGCCTAGATCATGGGCTAGCGGCAAGGCTAAGATGGCGGCGCTGCAGCGCCTATTCCCCTGCGGTCAAGTTAGGTAACGCCATTCCCTGGCAATCATCATATGATTGGCAAAGCCCCTACACTTTACTGGGTGAACGACAATCCCGTACATTAACACCTGTCGCGCGATTCCCGCGCGTAACCTAGGTGACCTAACATGACCAAGATTCAAATCCGCGAAGTGACCACCGCTAGAACCGCTGCCGACCTCGGCATGCATGACATGGCCGCGCGCATCATCAGCGCGCTTATTCGCTGCGCGATGCGCCAACGTGACATCGCCGAGTTGCGCACCATCGCGCGCGATCTCGGCGTTACCAATCACCCCGACTTCATCTGCTAAATCAACCCGGCGGGGAGCGATCCCCGCCAATCAACCCAGAGCACTACACCATGCGCACACGTCCCATTGATGTCCTTTTCGCTTGCGCTTTCGGCGCAGCTCTCGGGCTTTTGCTCGCAGCTTTCATTTGAACGGAGAACCACCATGCCAAACACCAACAGCTTGATCGTTTATGACGGCCCGTCCGTTATCGATGGCAAGCCGATTGTTGTCATCCTGACGGGGCTTGACCAATCCAGCGCTAACGGCAAGACCGGCGATCTGGTGCAGTCGTTCATCATCCGGTCGGACGTCGCGCCTACGGATGCCCTGAAGACAGGGGACGATGCCAGCGTATGTGGTTTGTGCCCGCATAGGCCCCTTATCGCAAAGATGCTCGAGCGCGCAGGGCTTCCCTCGGCGCCGTGCTACGTCAACGTAGGCAAGTCGGTTCTGGCAGTGTTCGGCGCGTATCGTCGCGGGTCATACGCTCGCGCATCATCGGTTGACCAAGTGCGCGCCGCGCTGCAGGGTCGCAAGCTCCGGCTTGGCACGTACGGTGACCCTGCGGCCGCTCCGGTGGAGCTCTGGTCGCTGCTGGTGAGCCTATCCGCCGGGCATGTTGGATACACCCACCAATGGCAAGCCCACGGGTTCGACCATGCCGCATGGTCGCCACTGGTGATGGCGAGCGCCGATACCGCTGCAGAGGCCGCACAAGCTCAGTCCATGGGCATGCGCTATTTCCGCGTATCCATCGGGGTTGACCGTCAACCCTTGGAGGTCACATGTCCCGCCAGTGCCGAGGGTGGTCGCAAAGCCCAGTGCAGCGACTGCATGTTGTGTGCCGGCACCAGTAAGGCCGCGCGCAGCATCGTTATCGCTGATCACGCTGCAGGGCATGAGAAACGCTCCCGCATCATTCCAATCGTCCCTCTTACCCGTGCCGAACAAAGGGACGCCGATCGGCTTGAACGTGCCCTTATGACGGCAGAACTCGATCGAGCATTGGCCGCTTGACATATCCGCCTAGGCGCCCGCGTGGCGCCTATGGGATGCGCCCAGCATCATTTCATCGCAACACCAAAGGAAAGACATGACAAACGATGAACCCGTTTGGCGCGCACCATGCGCCAATCATCCTGATTTGTCCGTGACGGTATCGCGCACCATTGTCGGCACCTATCGCATGGTATTCCGTGACGATGATGCTGGCGCCGTTATCGAATCGCGCGTTTTCCAAACCCAAAGCGCTGCGGATAACTGCGCTCGCATCCTTGTCAATCAACCCTGAGGAGACAACACCATGAAAACCATGCAAGCCCGTTACCCGGGGAAGTGTTCCCGTACTGGTGCCCGAATCAATCCGGGTGACACCATCGTTTACGCTGGAAAGGGTCGAGCCTATCTGTCCGACCTCCTACCCGCTGTTGACCCTGATTTGTCTTTGGCACGGTCAATTGACCCCGAACTGGCGGATGCCGACCCGGATGCTGCAGCGCACGCGGGCCGGTATCTGCGCCAGAGTCTGGAACGCGGCGTCTCCCATCTCTGGACGTCCGGCGGACGGGAGTTCTACCGGAACCGCCGGGGGCTTTGTGAGGATGCCCCATGCTGCGGGTGCTGTAACGCATAGGTGCGCACCATGAGCCGATCCAACCCCATGTACCACGCCACGCCACCACGCCCCCGCCCGTGGCCGTTCCCCGCCACGCTACCGGCGCCAGGCCACGCCCCGGACCCCCGGCCGGTGCGCGCGCCTAAGCCCTCGCCAGCATCGATGCCCGATGCACCATTTTGAAAGGATCACACGCTATGGAATTGGAAACCATTAGCGCCATCGTAGGCGCGCACGACGACACGATAGAACTGTCATTCGATCCGGTGCATGCCGGGTGCATTGTGTGGTATCGCTACCCCGAGGTAAGCGAAGACTGGCAATCCAGCCCCTTCCAAGCGGCCGACCTGCGCCACCTGTCCGACCAAGATGCGTGTGAGTTTGTCGACGCATGGGTGGGCTGACCATGTACGGACCCGCAATGCCCTGTCTTGACCCCGACAAGCCCCTCACCCGCGAAGAGCTGGACGACGAACGCTGGGAGCGCCGGCGCGCCCGTGTGCTCACCCGTGCCCATATCGAGCACCTAGAAACCGCGCTACGCTGGGCGCTTGAACAAATTGAGGATGATCTTTGCCCGGACCACCAGGCCGCGCTGGCGGACGCTTGGTCACTTTTGGAGGATGAATGATCTGGGCCGGCCTGGCCCTGCTGCTGGCCGCTGGACTGATCATAATCCTTGATCTATAGTCGGGCCTGCCAACTTTCTCCTGTCACCCCTCGGGGTCTTCAAGCCCGCCAGGCCACAAGCCCGGCGGGCTTTTTCTTGCCTGTCAGCCCTTGACCCGCGCGATGATGTCGGCGGCGCTGGGCTCGGGCAGATCCACCAAGCGGCGCGCCTCGCTCTTGCTGCCGGTCCAGTCAGGCGCGCGGAACACGTGTTTCTTCGTCGGGTGTTCGACCGAGTAAACCCGCCCCATGTCTTCCCAACCGGCTTCACGAAACGCATGCAGTAGGGCAGGGACTACCAGCTTGATATGGGCCGGTGCACGGGCCTGCAAGCCCTCCAGGAACCCCTGCCAAGGCCCGCCAACGACCCCACGCGCGAACAGGCCCACGCGGTGCGTCATCTGCTCCACCAGCCACGCCTCAGACCCGCTAAGGCCCGCCTGCAGCATGATGGCCTTGGCCTCCGTCATGGGCGGCGCGGCGCCAGGCTGGAACGTCGAAACATCACGGGCATGCAGCCAGGCCGCCACGCTCGCCAGGCCACCGCCCGCGTACCAGGCCCACAGGCGCGCCGCAACGTCGGGGGGCATGATGCCGGCCTCGGACCACAGCACGAACCAGCGGCGGTCATCGCTAGGCAGTGAGATGGCGGCACGCTCATTGGAGAACGCCAGCACCAGCAGCCGGTTGGCCGCATCGTAGGGGTGTAGTCCCTTACGCTGGATTGAAATCAACTCGGGCGGCGCGGCCAGCAGGGGCTTCAGGCGATTCTCCAGCGCGCGGCGATCGGACGCCTCGGGCTGGCGCAGTTCGTTGAGCACCAGCACCTCGGACTCGAAAGCGTAGCCCCACTGGGAATTGATCTCCTCGTTTCTGACGGTCGCAACGTTCGTCTTCCCCTCGCCGCCCACCGCCCACAGGAACGGTGCCCACAGTGAATCCTTGCCGCTGCCAGGCCGGCCGGCGTGCAGCACGCCGTGATTGATCTTGATGCTGGGCTGCTGGACCTTGAACGCCATGATGTTCAGGACGTGCTCACGCTCTGCCGGGTCCGGGATCATCCGCTCGGCGTGGTCCAGCCACGGGCGCACCGCGGCGTCCGAGGCACCCCCAGTGACCGCCGGGCGCCCGTCGCGCCACTTGTTGCCGAACACGCCACCGGCCCGGGCCACCAGCACGTCATCACCCGCGCTGTAGGCGATCCCGTCCAACACGCGCCCGCCCTTGGTCTGGCGGTGCTCGTCAAAACAGATCGACGCTTCGATCTTGGGGTTCTTGCCGTGGATCGACCTGCAACTAACGTGCCGGAACAGGGCGTTGAAATTGGTTCTCGTGAACTGGCGCCGCTCGCGCATGTCGAAGTACGCATCGTCTGATACCACGTAAGCAAACCGGTGCCACCAGTCGGCCTTATCGGTCCGCGCGGCCTCGGCGCGGTCCACCTCGGCCATCACCTCGGCCACCGCACCGGCCAGCTCGGGCGTGGGGGTCAGCCGTCCAATGGTCTGCAGCATCGCCTGCTGCAGCAGTTCGTCGCGCAGACCAGGCGTATGGCGCGGCCCGCCACGCTCGGCCACCCACTCAAGGAACCAAGCGCTGTCAAGGTCAATGCAGTGCGAGTGCAGGCAGCAGAACGCCCGCCCACTGGGCAGGTAGCGGCCCTCGGGGTTCCCGTCGGTATGCGCCTCGGCGTTGGGGCACACCACGCCCATCCAGCCCTCGGTGTTCGGACGCGACAGCACCAAGCCCTGCTCGGACAACCATGTCGCCACGTCATCAGCCCCGTCATCGGACAGGCGCACCGGGCGCGGCCCCAACGACTCCACCACCTCGGGCGTGACGCCCAGGCCGGCGCAGATCTCGGCCAGCGTGTATTCACGCGAGCGGTCCCACTCCACCAGGCGCGAGGCGAACGCATCCTTGCCGGGCTTGAAGTTGACGCTGCCGGGCAGTCGGAAGTTTCTGACCGGGTTGCAGGCCCCGGCGTCGGTGTAGCCTGCTGCGGCGATGGCGTTGATGGCGCCAGCGAACTCCAGCTTGGTCGGCTGGTCGCTGAAGACGTAGCCCCACTGATAGTTCCCGGCTGACGTCTCCATGATCCACGTCGGAGCCAGCGGGGGCGTCTTGCTCTTGGTGCCCACGTCGTCCAGCATCATCACCAGCACGTACTCGCAGTTGGCCGCACCGGCTGACGGTTTGCCGTCAATGAATCGGTCGACGATGAACGAGGCGGTGTTACCGAACCACGCCTCACCCTGCTTGATCCGCCGTGTGGGCAGGTACGCCGGCCAGCTTGCTTTGATCGCGCCGTTGGCGTGGAACTGCATCTCCCCGTTCACCAGGCGCGGCGTCTGCCGCACGATGAGCGCCGTCTCGCCAGCAGGCGCGAGCGCGGCGAGGTACTCGATGAATTCTTGTGATGTCATTTGCCGTATCTCTCCATTGTTTTGATGCCGATGCCCAGCGGCAGACCCGCCGCCCATGCTGGCGGGTTGGTCATCACCCGCTTCATCAGTTCGGTTGTTCGCGCAGGATCGCTCGTCTCGCAGACAATTTCGTCGTGGACGTGCAGGACCACATCCTCGCCCTCGCGCTCAAGTTCACGCAGCGCATGGCGCAAGATGTCATGCGCCGCGGCTTGCGTGACGTTCTCGCACGCCAGACCCGGCCACAGGCGCGCGCGAGGCCACTCCTTGGCATCAGCGGCGGGTTTCCATGAGGCTTTGGCGTAGCTGATGCCATCCGAGTCGAGTCGCGCGTGGGGGTAGCAGAGTATGCGCCCAGACGGCAGCGCGTACCAGAGATGAGCCCCATCAAACAGGTAGGACACTCGCCCTGCCGGCACCGCCTGACTCTTGCGCCGCATGGCACCCATGTAGGCCCGCTCAAGATCACTCCAAAACAGCGGCGCCCACGGGTTGGCCTTGCGCCAGGCGCCCACCATCCGCTTGGCCTCATGCTCTGGCAGGTTCACGCCATACACGCGCCCCATCGCGGCGAACGCGCCCACGCCACCCCCGAACCCGCAGGCGAGCTCTTGCACCTTGCCGATCTGGCGCTGCCCGGTGGACACAGCGTCCTCGGCCTCGTAGCCGGCCAGGATGGCGTCATACGTGGTGCTGAACGTAGCGGCAGCGTTGACGATGTAGGCGTCCAGGCCGCGACGGAACGCCTCCAGCTTGGCGTCGCCCGCAGGCGTTGCGGCCAGCCACGGGTTCACGCGGCCTTCGATGGCGCTCCAGTCCGCGACGACGAACTGCTTACCCGGCGACGGGATCAGCGCGGGCCGCAGCATCCCCTTCAGGACGTCCGTCACCCGCTTGCCGAACGCAGGAACGATCTGATGTCCACGGCACATCGCATGACGGACGGCCTGCGGATCTTTGGCGACTTTGCGGGCGAAATTGTGGACCTGCAGGCCGTAGCTGGACGCCCGGCCTGTGGCAGCACCGCCAGCGAACACGAACGCGCCACGCACACGGTGATCTTCGACATCCGCAAGGTTGGCCATACGGACGAACTTGGCGACCGATGAGGCCCAGAGGTCGTCTGCGCATTGGATGACGGTCGCAGCGTCAGGGGGTACTTCATCAGGGTTTTCCTCTGCTAGGATCAGCAGCGCGGCACGGACGGTTTTGTCGATGGACTGCTTTTCTTCGCCGTCTTTGTGGACCGTCATCAAGCGGCGCGCCTCGGGGCCGACCCGCGCCCACACCCACTCGCGCATCCGGGGCGAGCGCACTGACGTGATCTCGCCGTCCGTCACCTCGCGCACCTCCTGCTGGATGGCGTCCAGTTCTTCCACAGCGTAGGTCTGCGCGGCCTTGGCGAGGTCTACGTCCACCAGCACGCCGCGGTCGTTGATGCGCTCGTTCGCCCAGTAGTCGGACAACTCCTCGGCAGACAGCGGGCGCAGGGCCTTGCTGATGGCCCGCATCGCACGGACGTCCTGCGCGCAGTAGTGGCC